GATGACGTTGAACGTGGCGATCCGCTGCCCAGCACCGGGTCTCGGTTGCAGTACGACCTCGACAGTCTCGCCGTGGTTGTCGTTCAGGAAGTCGGCCAGACCCTGACTAACAACCCAGTTCTGGACCCCAGCGATGTCAAACGTCCAGGTAGACGAGTCCACATCCGAGTATATGACGGTAGGGTCCAGCGTCCGCAACTGCTCGACCGGAGCATCCGGCACAAGCTCCGCCTTAGTCAGTTCCTGCTTGTACTCAGAGGTGTCGAACGTAGTGCTGGCGTTGCGCATGATAAATGCGGGCATCATTCACTCCTAACGAAAATTTCCGCCGCGAACACATCGCCCGCGCTGGTTTGGACTGCCACAGGTGTGGCAGCGAAAACGTACCCCGCGTTCTGGCTCTCGACTGCTGCCACAATCAACGGAAGAAACGAATCTAGCTTAGACTGCGCGGCTTTTTCCTCGCCGCCCAGAATCACGATCACCCGCCATGTCCCAGAGAAGGCGTTTCCGGGTCCTCGATCTAAATTGTCCAGCAGCACCCACGCCGACCCCGCCTTGAGAACCTTTGGCCGAAAAGAATGCCCAGTCACCCCGGGCACTGTAGACAACGCGGTAACTATCTCGACTCTGGCGCCAGTAACACTCATTATCCCACCACCACCTTGCGGTGCGGCCCTTCGAGCCTACGCACCTCGGGATCACGGCCAGGCAAGACAAGGTTGCCCTCCTCCGAATCACCCTGTAGTACCGCCAGCGGCAGAGCACGCAAGGCCAGATTACGAGCCACTCGCCGGAGTAGAGCTTCCCGCAGATCAGCCGGGTAATACGCCCGAATACGGCATACCTTGCTCTGGGCCGCTGTCTCGGCTGCCAAAACCTCCGTAAGCTGGGCGTCACTCCAAGAATCCACGGCATCTTCCAGGTAGTCCTTGACATCTTGGAGCACCGGGAGAGCGCCGATACCACGAACGTCAACGGCGGCAGCCGATGCTGTGTTCGGGTTGGTGGTCTGCCAGGAGAAGACGTACCGGCCAGCCTGTTCCAGAGTGTAGGAGACCAGATATTGACCAGTGGACTCCGGGGGGTTAGCTACTGCGGGCTGCTCGGTTGTCAGGTCGGGCAGGGTAACCGTGAGCACTACAGTGTCGGAATCTTCTAGCTCCCCATCCAAGTTGTGCGACTCATGCCCGACGAGGATTTCATCTCCGACGTCCGTCCTGTCGTGACTCACGGTTACCTCCTCTCACTTCTCGTATCGGTACACATGCTCCGGTACCAGGCCATCCTCCGTAGGCACCATCCATACTGGCCTACGATGGGTCGTCCTGGTGTCTCCTTTTGTCTCCCTCGAACTCTCGGCAGGCCCCGGGGTGCTGGGACCGGAGAACATCTCGATGATGTACTCGCGGGTCGCGGAGTCCCACTCCGATACGGGAGTCTCGGTGGCAGACGCGGCGTAAGCACGCCACGCCTGCACACCGGACCCCTTACCGGTCGTCGGGGGAGTCGGCCCGTTCATCAGACCGCGTTGTCGTACTCGATGCGACGGACACCGGACTCGCGAGTGGCAGCCAGGGCCTTGTAGCCCCAGATTGCCACGTCCACGAAGGCCACCCGGTACTGGAAGTCCAGCCGCTGCGGGTTGGAAGCCCAGCCGTGCACGTCCTCACGGTCGTACAGGTAGGAGCTGTTCGCGGCACCATCGGTGAACGGCAGAGCCCACGCGGGCTGCCCAGCCAGACCAGCGATGTTGATCGCTCCGAAGAACTGACCCATGGTGCCATCCGTGTTCTGTGCACCGAGAACCGGGAACAGCGGGCGACCGTTGGAATCGGTGGCGTCGGCCAGAGCTGTGTACAGACCCTGCTCCAGCTTGAAGTCCCGGAATCGGAACCCGCCACGCACGAAGTGCAGAGCCGCCAGAGCCGACTTAACCTCCGAAGCCAGAGCCTCGTCCACTGCCGCGACAGTGAGCACGATCTCGGTCGCCGAGATGGATTCGAGCAGAGCAGCGGCAGCCTCTTCCAGCGCCTCGAAGTACTTCCGGTTCATCTGCCTCCACAGCAGAGTCGAAAGCTGCGGGTTGCCGCCCTGGTCCCACGCCTCACGAGTGACCTCCACCCGTCCGGATACCGGCGAGGGGGTGATCGTCTGCGAGGTCGTGACGAACGTGCCAGCGGCAGGCTCGACGCCCTCAGTGTGGTCGCCGACGAGGCCCGAATCCGAAGCGAACTTCGGGAGCACGAATGGGGTGTTGTCCTCGATCGTGCCCTTCCGGATGCTGTCCCACAGCGGAGTCGGGAATTGCAGCTCATCCACGTACATGTCGGGCCGCTGGCGAACCGGGTTCAGCGTGGCGACGTCCGTGGTGTCGACGAAGGCCGCTCCGAAGTGCTGGCTGATCCAGGTCTGAGCGCGGCTGAGCGACTCGTAGTCGCCCTTGGCCCCCTTGATGATGTCCTGAGAGAAGTCATGCTTGCCCATGGTCCCATCGAACCGGTAGACCTTCTCCTCGTTGACCTGGAACATCTGCTTGGTCGGGTCGACAACCGCCGGACCCTCCCCGTTGGTCTGCTGCACTTGCACCAGGTTCTGCACGGCTTCGGTAAGCCCACCGGTGAGACCATTGAATGCCTCGACTGCCGCCGTGAATGCCGTGGTAGCCTCCGCCGTGAGCTGAACCTCCCCCGCGTTGTCCTTGTTTTCGACTTCACCCTTGGCGTTCGGGTCGACCGTGGTCTTGGTCACTGTATTGTCCTTTCGAGTTGCCGCGACGCTCGACACGCGAGCGTCGTCGTATGCTGGGGAAGCGGTGATAGCAACTCCGACAAGCTGGGCGCTACGGACAACACGCACCAAGTCATCATCGGGGTCTCTGGCCCACGAGGAACCATCTTTGGCGAAGTTGGCTTCGATGCTGAAACCGTCGAGGACACCATCCTCGGCGAGTGAAAGCACCTTGTCACCCTCCTCACCCCTTGCGATCCTGAACGAACCGTCGACCCCTAGCGGGGTGTTTTGCAGCCGAGTCGAGACGCCGATCGCCTGGCGACGATCGTGGTCCCTGTTCAGCTTTACACGCGACGCGTCCGACCAGTTGAGCGAGTTCTTGCTGAATCGCCAACTGGCCAGACCCATGTTGTCGCCTGCCGTCTTGTTCCAGGGCACCAGCAGACCGGAGATAGTCCGCTTGTCCCGGTTAACCCGGAACTCGGCGTCGGCTGGTTCCAGGGCGAACGAGAGGTTTACCCCGTCCTCTTCAGAAAACTGGGCGTCGGCTTCAACCGACGCAGAAACCTCTTCGTCCATTGGGTCCTCCTGAACTGGTCGCACCGGCTCGATGGGGATAGCGGGCAGTCCTTCTGCCTCGCGTACTTCCTCCACCGAAACGATATTGCTTGCAAGGCCGATCTGGTAGGTATTCCAACGGGTGTTCGGGTCGGCCCGCATGTACTCGTCCAGATCAAAGGCCACGTGCTGCCCGCGACGAGTAACGTCGTTCATACCGAGACGATCAGTGATGGCCCGCATGTAGGGGGCCAAGGTGTCGTTGATCCGGTCCCGTCGACGGTCGGTCGCGTTCTGGTAGGTGCGCGAGGTAGTGGAAACCTGCAAGTCCTCGGCATCCAAACCCATGGCGTTCGCCAGCTCGATAGAGGACTGGCGCTGTAGTTCCACCAGTTGCAAATCCCTCGGGCTGGGCATTTGCACCTGGTTGTATTTTAACGCGGCGGGAACATAACCAGTGGATCGCTCTTCGCGGGCCGACCGCCATTCGTCCAGAATCTCTTGGACGTCGTCATCCTCGATCGGGTCCGCGCCCTCTGTCGGGGTGAAATAGTCCAGCATCTGGGGGTCTTCGGCGTAGAGGGTGGCGGCCTTTTCCAGCAAGATAGCCCGCCGAATGGACCGAGCGGCAGCAGTCAGAATGCCCGGGTTTGGTGAGTCAAAACGAATCATGTCCCTACCAGGGAAGGGCAGGCCGTTCACCCAGACCGTACCGCCCGGTAGCTGTTGTCCAGAGGGGAGCGTGCGATTCTGCTGGAAGCCATTACCGAACGGTGGTTCCAACGAAACTGAGTTCACATCGAGGTGAACGGCTGTACGAGGGAAACCCGGCCGACCATTAGGCCCAGCCATCCGGCTCGTTACCTGCCACCAGGATATGCCCTCGAAGATCAGGTCCTCAATGGTTTGTGCGTAGGTTACCACGTTCGGAACGTTGGGGTCGATCTGGTCCAGCAGCGGGGTACGAATCTCTACCCGATCCTTATCACGTGTGACCACGGGAAGAGAGGCGATGCTACAGATTAGGTTCCGACCGCGTAGGATAGCGGGCACCGAGAGTGCTCGATCCTTGCTGATTGGGTAGTGACCAGGGATTGACCTCTGCGACTTGATGAACGCGTCGACCGGGGTGAAGAGGTCATGGCTGAAAGTCACCGAGGGGTCACTCTCCCGCGTCGGTGCACTCGCCCAACTCATCAGAGTTTTCAACCAGCCCACCCCCGGATTATACCACATTACGGCTTACACGCCTGTATTCTTGCTCCGAGCCACCAGGATACGTGGCTTTCCTACGGGGGAGGGCAGCTTCCGAGCCAGGTGGACCGCACCCGCCGAAGCGTACACCGAGTCGACGTGACCGGCTCCTCTGCGGGTGAAGACCCAGCGGTCACCCCGCCAAGCCTTCTCGGCCCCCTCACTTTGGGTGGTCAGGAGGTCGTCTCCCGACTGTAGGACATCGCCCGACTCCACCAGATCGGCATAGCCCATGCAGACGTCGGTTATCTCGCTGGTAATAGGCACCAGAGACACCCCGGGGGGTGGCCAGTTCTTTTTCTCGGCCATGTCAACCGCGACAGCCGCTGCGGGGCCATTCACGATCCACCCTAGGGTCTTCGGGCGGTTCCGTCGCACCAAGATTGGCAGCTCTCGCCTCATATCAGCCAGCGTTTCCCAGGCTTGGACCACTTCAACTCGGATTTTCCCATCTTGCAGCGGTGCAGCCGCGCAGAGTGTGATGTGGCGGCTGTCCAGCGATACCTCGAATACGAAAGCCATCCTCTCGGAAGGCATCTCGGCTATCTCGAAGCACCCGCCCTCCCCCATAGGTCGCCTCCACTGCCCCATGTCCAGAGCCGGGTCCATGCGGGGGACGTGGATGCACATCTGTTCGGTTTTGAAGCTGGCGAGCTTTTCCCCTCCCTTGACCATGGCGGCTCGTCCAGCGGCCAGCAGGTCCTCGGCGTTCTTCCGGATACCGAGGTTGGGATTGGCGTGTCGCAGCGCCTCGATGTCATCCGGGGCCGCTTTCTCGGAAGCGGAGTACTCGAACAGGCCCAGCCGCTGATCACCTTCCCCCGTCTTGATGAACGCGAGCGCCTCCTCACGCATGTCATTCAGAACGACGGAGTTGTCCGACCCCGCGTTAGTGATCGACCATACCTGCCCACCATCCGGGGCTGCGGTAGTCGCGGGCTCGGACGCGCTGTACGCGTCGTAGGTATGGTGGTGACGCAACTCGTCCAGCAACAACCGGTCTATAGTTAGCGACCGACCACCCTCCTCATTCGAGGGT